CCTTGGCTGCTGCGTAAGCGTCTGCTGCTGCTTTAGATGCTGCTGCTGCAGCGTTTGCTGCTGATGATGATGCAGTAGATGCTGCTGCACTTGACGATGATGAAGATGCTGCTGCTGCTGCTGATGAAGCAGTTGTTGTACCACCTTGAATTTTCTTAATTAATTCTAGTGCTGCTTTAAGTTTAGCAATCAAATCATCAACGCCCTTAAGCATAGATCCGTCATAATTAAACGGTAGTTTAATCTGATTCAGGTATGCTGCTAATGCATCATTAGTGAATCCCCAAGTACTCTTTAGTGTTTCTACGCCAGCAGAACTAAGTTTTGCAGTTGGGTTATTAATTAATGCAACAGTGTGAATATACTTTAATGCTTCATTAACAGGAACTTTCCACTCATCTGCAAGTCTTTGCAACGCTTGAGCGTCTAAAGTTCCATGCTTTATAGCAAGAACAGCCTCAAGATACTTCTTTGCCTCAGCAGTTCCTAGGCCAAAAGCCTTAGCAACATTTTGAATGTCTGTTGAATCTATCTTTTCATCAACAAGGGCAAGGAATACTGTTGTATATTTTTCTACTTCCTCTGCACTTATGCCCCATCTGTCAGCAAGAGTTTGGATTTCATCTGCAGTGATCTTAAGGTCATCTTCATATTCAGCCATTAAGTCATTCTGGTATCTTAGATTCTTGTTGTATTCTACAAGGATATCTGATCTTACCTGCTCAAGTCTAGCAAGGTCATCTTGTGTCTTAAACATTGACTTAAGCATTTCAAGTCTATCAAGGTCTGCTTTCTTGGCATTTTCTTGTCTCTTCTGCAAAAGAACTGCAGCGTTTAGTTGAGCAAGGTCTTCTTCTTTTGTTGTTAGCCCAACGCCTTTAGCATCCTTAAACTTTGCTAATGCTGCTTGAGCATTTTCTAGAGCCTTGGCTGCTGCCAATTGCTTCTTCATATCTGCCGTTGATCTGGCATTAATTTGTCTAAGAAGTTCTTGTTGTGCAATTTCTTCTTTAGTTAATGTTATTTTCTTTTCTTGTGCTGCTCTGTAGTTATTAAGGGCTGTGTCCATTGACTCAAAAGTGCGAACAGCATTAGTCATAGAAGCATCTGCTTCTTCTATTGCTCCAGTTAACTTAACCTTGTTGTTTCCCATTCCAAACCAATTAAATTGCTTTGCAAGTTTGTATAATGCTGTGGCTAGTCCTGCAATTATTGCTATAGCCCTTCCCCATGGAGTCATAAGGAAAACACGGAATAGGAGTTTAACTCCTCTAACCATAAGGGCAATAAATCCCTTTGACTTATCAGCCCAACGACCAATTCTTTGGAATCCTTCTATGGCCTTTGCTTGGGCACCACGCAGAAGGCCTAATTCTGCTCTTAAATCTTTAAATGCTGTTGTGCTGCCTCTTGTCATGCCAGCCATCATCTTAAGGTCTCTAAACTTCTTTGCTGCAGCCAAAGCAATACCTGATGCAGCCGTAAAGGTTGATATAGCAACTGCTAACTTAATCCATCCTCCAAGACCAAATGGTAGGATAGCGTTAACGCCTTGAATAACTGTATAGATATCTTGGAAAGCATCCACTACTTCTTTAATGTTTCCTACAGTTCCTTGAAGAGCCTCATTTAGTTCATCTTCATTCTTTGTAATCCAAATATCAAGCATTGGAACTACTTTATTTTCAATGTAGTCTGCAAGAAGTATTAAGGCAGGCATTAATGCAATACCTAATTTGTCTGATGCTTGAGCAAATCTTAATCTTAGTGTTTCTAATCTACCCGCAAAAGTATTTGCTGCTGCTGCAGCCTGCCCTTTGGAAACATTGGCCAAGCCAACCAGTAGTGCTCCAAGATCCTTTGCTGCCAATGCATCTTCATCAAGAGGAAGTTTAAGTTTCTTTAATGCGTCAACATTTCCATTTACTGCTCTAGTAAGAATTCCTGAAACAGTGCCTAAATCTAAATTTGAAGCAGCAGCAAGGTCTGTTGACAAACTTAATAGAGACTGTGCTTGACCAAGATCTCCTGTTGCTGTAACTAACTGCTGAAGAGCAGGTATTAACTGATTATTATCAATTGCAACTTGTAGTTCAAGAGAATCTAAATATTCCTGATTAGCCTTAATTGCAGCATCTGTGGCACCTGTGGTATTGCGTAAAGCCATGGCAAGTGCTGCTTGTTGCTTTTCATCTGCTGCTGCACCCTTTACAGCATCTATTCCAAGTTTGACTGCATATGCAGCAGTGGCTGCTCCTGCAAGAGCAAATGACTTAACAGCCTTCTTTCCAAATGCACTAATCTTCTTTTCTAATCTTGCTATATCTTTTTGTGCTGCTTTAGAACCTACATCAGAATACTGGGTCAGGATTCGTGCGACTACTGCTGCTGTGGCCATCTTAGTTTACGCTCCTGTTCAAGTTTCTTTGTAGGTTATTCTTAACATCTTCAAACGCTGCAAAGATGTTTCTTTCAATTTGATCTCTACGCTTATCTACTACTTTCCAGATCAAGCGTGATGGCTTAAAAGTTTCTTTATTCAAATTGCTTATAAATTTATTTTTACCATCAGATGTGTTTTCTCTACCAGTTAATTCATAGATTACACCTGCTGCTGATCTGTTCTTTAGTGCACCAGCATTGGTTGTATAATCTCTTCTTGCTCTGCCCTCAGCCTTTGAGACTGTTATACCTGCCTTGATAACGCTTTGATCCCAAGCAGGCCAACCAGCACCACCACGAGAGCGAGGATTAGCAGGTGGCTGAGTTTTCCATCCACTTAGTGGAGGATTAGACTTGACTTCGCTTTGTGCTTCTTTCTTTGCAGTATTGAGTTCTTTATTAATTATTTTATTAAACTCTTTTACTGCAGCGTTGTCAAACGCTTCCAATGCTTTTAGTGTCTCTTTAACGCCCTTTAACACAAAAACATCTTTACTCATTTGCCACCTGCATCCTTATTCTTTTCTTTCATGTAAATAACTATTGCTTCAAGTATACCGTCTGGTGCCTCAAGCAAATCGTTAGGAGATATTCCAGTCTCCACAGAAATCATTGCTACCGTATAGGTTAGGCTGTTTCTGTGGATTCTGAATTTGGGTCTGAATCTAGTTCCACACTATCTAGTGTGTCTAAGAAAGCATCGCCAAAAGGTTTTACAACCTTACCAGCATCCTTCATCGCACCCCAAGCCAGGAAGTAGATATGCTCTAACTTCTGGTCTTCAGTTAGCAACTTAGCAAAGCCCTTGCCGAATTTCTGTTCAAATGCAACAAGTGTCTTTGGGCGAAGTGAGTAAACTCCTTCATCTCCATCGCTAGTCTTTACTTTTATCTTTAGTCCGTCCATTTTTTTGCCCCTTTTCTAGGATATGTTTGTTTAAGGTGTTATAACCTTAGTAATTGCACCAGATATAGGCCACTCCACTGAGATAGTACTCAATGCACCAACTGCAGCACTTAACGAAGTCCAGTCCGTTATTAGTACTGAAAATCTATATTCTGGATTTGATGCAGAGATAGCCTCATTTTTTGGTCTTACTCTGCAATTAACTTTTGTTCCTACACGAATTGGATATACGGTATATGGAGGTCTTCCATTAAAAAATTCCTCCACAGACTCGTTAGCAAAATCCTGATAGAAATCAAAACTTACTGAATTAGTTCCAACGCCTGCAATCACTTCTTTATAGATAGTTTCCTGGCCAGCCGCAACTGGGGTAACATCAATAATATTGTGACTAGTTGCAAGACTTACACTAGAAATGTGGTCGCTGAAATCATACTGAGTTCCAGAACCATCTAAGAATACTACTCTAGCGTTAGTTAAAACTATATTTGCCATGATTACGGAGTTGTGTCCGCAACGATTGCACCTGTGATAGGCCATGTAACTGATGCAGTGGCTAGTTCGCCTACAGCACCATTTAGGGCTGTCCACTCTGAAATAATCGCATTAAATTGATATTCAGGATTGCTTGCAGAGATTGCACCATTTACTGGTTGTACCTTAATTGCTACTTCTGTACCCAATAGTGGGTAGATTGTTGCATTGACTGAGCCTACTGCGAAGTCCTGGTGGAACTCAAGTGTTACTGAGTTATCAACAAGTCCTGCAATACGAGTCTTTGCTGCTGCTGGAACATTTCCGCCCTTGAATGCAGTTGTTTCCAAAACATCATATGTGCTTCCAAGCGTTACTGATGCAATGTGATCTGCGAGGCTTACTCCTGCTACTGTTACTTCAACATTAGTTAATACTAATCTTGCCATGGTTATTTGTCTCCTTGTTCGTTATTTACTGAGTTAAAAACAGAAACTTTTGGTTCCTGCTGTGTTGCTTGTGGTACTGCTGGTGTTGCTTTTACTGCATTTGCGGATACAATATGACCTGCTGCAAGAAGATGTTCAACACTTCCACCTGCACTAAGTATATCATCTTTGGTAAGTTTCTCATCTTTTACCTTACCGCAAACTGTTGTGTTTGAGATTACTGTATATTCCATTGCTTCTCCTTAGCCCCAGATTGTGAGGTTATAGCGATATGATAAGAAAGATTGCTCACCAGAAGTATATGTACCACTTTCTGCACTTATAACTCTGAGTGTGTCAACAAGGCCACCTAGTGATCTATCTGACTCTAAAGCAGTTTTGATTGAACCATTACCACTTCCAGCCAGGAAATTATCAAGTTTGTCTTGTCCTGTTCTTTCTGATATTCTTTGAACAATCACAAAAACATCAACAGATGCTTGGTCTAAACCACGAGCATTGTCAACATCAAATGTGAAATCTAATTGTCCTACTACTGCACATGGCGGAACAATAACATCTGGAATCAATTCATAGACTCTCAAGTTTGTTATTGTCTGTAGGTTATTTTTTAACGCATCTCGTACGCCGTTAACATTGGTAATTGCCATTAGAATGCCAATCCAAAGTTTCTACGGTATGTCTTTAGAAGCATCTCAACATCTGGATCTAGACGAGAGTTCAAACGAACTGTTCCTAGTTCTACAGATCCTGCAATACCAAATGGAGATTGCTTTCTAACAAATAATCTT